GCCGAGAACATACTCATCCTCTTTGGTCATCGCGTATTGCTCTTCTAGCTGTGACCAAGCTCCTGCCGGTAACCAAGCTTCCTTGCGGTTGACCCACTGGTTGAGTCGCTTGGTTCTGAACTCGGCTTCTGGAGTTCTCCTGACCGCCGACCGCATATCCTCTATTGAGCTGATGTCCCCTAGCCCTGGGTTGGAGTCATACCAAGCCTGCTCGTCTTTGTAGTCGGCATCCTCTTTGCCTTCCCACCAAGCCATGAAGAAGCTGTCATCCTCTATCTCTCCGTTAGCGATGCGCTTGCCATAGTTGTATAAATTAAAAGCTATTGAGTCATCTCCTCGGCTATCTTGCTTCACGCCAGCTGTTGTAATTGCTATCATCTGCGCTGATTTCCTTGCGCCCATAGCTAGGGAGAACACATCAAAAAGCTCTCGGTTAGGTGCGGTGTGTAGCTCGTCATAGATAACCGCTGTCGGTGAGTAACCCTCGGCGCTTGCGCTCTCAGCTGATCGCACTCTATACACCGAACCTGTTTCTGGTATTTCTATGGCATCTCTGTAAATCTTTGTCAGCGCTTCTATTTCAGGGTTCTGCTCCACCATCTTCTTGGTTTCACCAAATACAATCCGAGCCTGTTCCTTTTCGCTGGCTAGTGAGTAGACCTCGGCGCTCGGTGTGAGGACTAGGTGATAGAGAGCCATAGCGGAGGACAGTGCGCTCTTTCCTGATTTGCGAGGCATACCTACTAGGGCAATTCGGTTCTTTAGGTAGCCCTGCTCGTTGTGTGCAAACAGGTGACGAATCAAATCCTGCTGCCAAGCCCTGAGCACCATAGGCTCACCGACTCCACCGGCAACCGAATCCTTGGTTATCTTGCCGAAGCTGTTGATGAACTCAATGGCTAGGTCGCCCTCGCCTCTTTTTAGCTCATTAGGCGTGATAGGTGTCATCCATCTAGGTGGCCACTTATCGCTCATTCTTCTTCGCCATCAATTCTTGCAGTTTGCTTTGTGCCTTTACTTCTGCCAAGCCTAACCTGCTTCTATCAGAGGGCGTGAAGCCTAGCATCGACAAGTTGTTAACTATTTGCCTATCCAGTTCCCTTAGCCCTCTTCTTAGTCGCGCGTCATCGGTCTGCATGACCTTGACCCTTAGGTTCCAGCGCTCGTCTATCATTTCGCAGGTCATAGTCAAAAGCTCTATGTCTGTGTTGGGGCTAATCCAGTTGGTTCCTGCATCCCAGATTCTGTCCCACAACTCTTGTCCATACTTCAACAAAGGTCGTGGAGGTTCAGGCTTGCTTTCGGCTGCTGGAATCATCGTGATGTTCTCCTCGTCAGGTAGCTTGCGCTTGCCAGGGTTTCCCAATGCTCGTTTCCTCTCCGTAGGAACCGGAGGTCTACCCATCTGTGCCATTCAGCAACACCGCCTCTCCTCCACTAAGTGTTTCCCAGCGGTTGATAATTACATCCGCGTATTTAGGATCTACCTCGATAACCCTCGCTCTTCTTTTCGTCTGCTCACAAGCGAGAAGCGTAGAACCCGACCCTGCAAAGGCATCAAGAACTATGTCGTTAGACCTGCTGCTGTTCGTGATAGACCTAGTTATGAGTTCCAAGGGCTTCATCGTTGGGTGCTCTTTGTTTACCTTTGGTCTAGCAATTTCCCAGACGGTGTCTTGCTTTCTATTCGGTGGCTCTTGGTGTGCGGCTCCCTCTTTCCAGCCATAAAGCAAAAGCTCGTGGCGGTAGTGGTAGTCAGCACGACCCATAACCAAAGTATCTTTTACCCACACTAAAGTGTGCCTCCAAACTCCTAGCTCCTGAAGTGGTACTAAGAATCCAAATAAAGGACTGCCGCTGGGAGAAGCGACATACCATACGCACCCAGGTTTTGAGAAAGCATACATACTGGTAAAAGCATCTCTTAAAAAATTTTCTAGTCCTTTGACATCCAACTGGTCGTTCTGAATAGTAAGTGCATCCGAAGTTTTGCCGACATAGCTAACGCCATATGGTGGGTCTGTCCAAACCAAGTCGGCCAACTCATCTTGCATCAAGTTCTGGTAAGAATCTATTTCCAGCGAGTCCCCAACATACAAGCGGTGATTTCCTAGCTGCCAGAGGTCACCTTTTTTTGATTTGCTCTCTACCTCGTCGGGTATGTGCTCTCCATTGATTTCCTCCATCTCCACTTCCTGTGGCATTTCAAAACCGATGGACTGAATATCAAAGTCCGCTGCGTTTAGCTCCAGTAACTGAGCCGATAAAACTTTCTGATCCCAGTTAGCCAATTCGGAGGTTCGGTTGTCCGCAAGCGCAAAAGCCTTTATTTGGTCTTCTGTCCAGTCCTTTGGAACTCGAACGCACTGAATATCTGCCCAGCCCATAAGCATTGCAGCTTCGACAGTTCCATTTCCAGCAACTATGACGTTATTGGTGTCTATAACTATGGGTTTCCTTTGGCCAAAGGCGCTTAAGCTTCCCTGTATGGCCTCAAGGTTTTTCTGATCGTGCTCTCTTGCGTTGTTCTCATCAAACTTAAGGTCGTCTATTTGTAGTGTTTCTAGTTTCATAGGTTCTCCGAAATGCTTTCAATAAGGTCTAGCTGCTCCCACGCCATGTGAGGTTTGCCAAAGTGTCCGTAGCAGGTTGTTTTGTTTGGATTGTATTTTCTCAGGTCTAGGTTTTGGATTATGGCTCTAGGTCTTAGATCAACAGCTCTCAGCACCGCTTCAGCAATCTTTTCTTCGCTTTCCTTGCCTGTGCCAAATGTATCTACATAAAAACCGACTGGCTCGGCTAGTCCTATCCCGTAAGCCACTTGCACTTCTACTTTGTCGGCAACTCCTAGCCCCACAAGGTTTGCTGCAACCCAGCGCATTGCATAGGCAGCAGACCTATCTACCTTTGTTGAGTCTTTACCACTGAAAGCTCCTCCGCCATGCCGACCGACTCCTCCGTAAGTGTCCGCGATTATTTTTCGCCCTGTTAGTCCGGTATCCGCCATCACTCCACCGACTAGGAAGCTTCCGCTAGGGTTCAGGACAAACTTGAAGTCTGTAGGAAGCATATATCTCTTTAGCACTGGCTCGACTACTAGGTTCTTGATTTGTTGCTCCTGCAAGGTTCCGAAGGCTGATGTGTGCTGAGTGCTAATTAGGATGGTGTCAGCCTTTACAGGTCTGTGTCCGTCATATTCAATTGTGACTTGGACTTTTGCATCTGGTCGCAGTTCTCGTATCTGCCCCTCTTTTCTAACCTCGGTTAGCTTGCGAGCAATAGCGTTAGCAACCGCAATCGGCATTGGCATAAGTTCTGGTGTTTCATTTGAGGCGTAACCAAACATCATTCCCTGGTCGCCTGCTCCTATGCTGAGGTCATCTCTAGCCTCTGAGACTGCTTCTCCGATTTCTTTTGACTGCTCTATGACTGTCGGAATCACTGCCACTGTGCTAATCGGTAATCCTAGAGTTTCGGACTTGCCTATCTTTTCAAGTGTGGATTGCGCTATCTGTGCAAAGTCAAGGTATCCGTTTATTGTCAGCTCTCCGCCGATGTGGATCATTCCAGGTGTGACCATTGTCTCGATAGCCACTCGCGCTTGTTCATCCTTGAGCATAGCCTCTCGAAGAACTGCATCGCTTATCTGGTCTGCAATCTTGTCTGGATGTCCCTCGGTTACCTGCTCGCTTGTAATTAACCTCTTCATACTTTGACTAACGTGTAGCCGCCCTCTCTTTTGCTTTTGATTTCATAGCGCTTCGGCAACTTAGCCCTAAGCCTGTGTATCTTTACTCTGTCGGTTGGTTGCGTTTTTCTCACCGGCGCTTTCGCTTGGAGTAGCTCGGTGACGGTTTGTATCTCCCAGTCTGAAAGGCTGGCGGTTATTGCGTTCTGCTCTAGCTTCCCGTCAACAAGGCACAGCTCTGGTGCGCTGTGCGTGACTTGGAAGCTTGCATCTTGGAACCTTGCGTTCAAGCAGTCCTCGATCAGCTTGAGATGT